TGAAATGAAAAATTAAGTTGGTCTTTTAATGTAGATAAAGATTCTAATATCTGTCTTTGATTTTCTACATCGTATTCTTGTTTTGGTTCTGGTATGTATGAAGTTATTTTAGCCATTATCGTCTTCCATCTGGTTGTGCATCTAATCTAAATGTTCCATAACGCCAAGTTTCACCTACAGCATCATTTTCTATTTTAATGGATACAAGTCTTCCTCTTGCTCTGGTATCTACTTTATCAGTAGTTGGTGTAATTGTAAAGGGACCTAAAGGTGAACTTGATGCGGTATCACTTGGATAATTATTCAATAGTAATGTCACTTTTGAATTACCTGTGAGTACTTTAAAATCAGGTATAAATCGTTTAACGGACATAATAAAATCACCATCTCCTTGTAGGTTAGCGATGTTATTGGTATTGGTTATGTCAAAGTCTCCAGATTGAATATAGGCATCAATAGAAGTTGTACCAGAACTATTGACTTGATCGGTTCCGGTTTCATGAGCATAGTAAGTTGATGCACCATTAATGTTTGTTACTCCTTGAATATCAAAACTTGGGGTTGCTGTTCTATTATATTCAGTTGCATAAGGTAAATCATATACGCCTTGATCAATATAAGAACTTCTAGCAAGTGATGATGTGGTCCAACAGTTTTCTCCATAGTTATAAGTTACACATCTATCATTTTGTATAGAACCATCTTTTGGATAAAACCAATTAATTTCATTATACAAAGTATTGTGTTCTGCATAAACAATTTCTGATGCAGAATAATTAATTCCTAAATTATCTCCAGATGTGGTAAACACAAAGTCTTCTACTAAACATGGTATTGCTTTAACCGTACCATCAAACATAAAAAATCCACCTTCACCAGACATCCAAAAGACAACACCATTTGAATAACTTAAAGCGTGTTGCGCAATTAATCCGCAATTGGTACCTACCTGTCTAACTGAAAAGGTAAATGGTGGACCCACAAACTGAATAACATAAGCCGATGAATCGGTTAGTACTAGTGTATAATCTTTACCAGATACCGCTCCAACAATCACATTACCTTTATCGAGTCTAAAGGTCCCTGCAGTATTGGTTGCAGTTGGGGTATAGGTATTAAAATCTTCTTGATTTGAAAATCGAATAAACATTGGATCCTGAGTCGATGTATCACCGATTGTGGTTTCTGTACCAAAATGAAACACATGTCTATCTCTATCAGAAACTTGTGTTAATCTTGATGCGGTAGGTGCACCTGACATAGTTGTTGCTCGAATATCTCTTGCACCACCGGCTCCGGCATTCCAAGTAAATGTTTTACCATTATGAATGGTTGCAATTAATATTTGACCAAAGTTATCAAGACTCCAGTTTCCCGGATCGAGAATCACGTTACTAGTAGATCTTGGTGTACCCCATGTTTCAGCGCTCCAAGTCGATGTTCCCCAACCAAACCCTGCGGTCTCAATAGTAGGTCCCACAAATACATAGGGATCAATTTGAGCAGATCCAGTGCCAGATGTTGTACCTGCTGAATTGGTTGGCATGGTAATTTCAAAAGTATTGGTAGTTACATTTTTTATCTCGAATGTATTATCGGTAAAATCAGATGTTGCATAACCTGATCCAGTTGGAACCGTAACTGAAGAAAATTTTACATATCTTCCATTTTCTAAATTGTGTGTTGCTTTATTGACAGTAACCGTCGGTGAACCGGTTGTTGCATCAAAATCAGCTCCAGTAATTCCTGTATCTAATGGAGTAATATCATAAATTTTATCAGAGTAATATAAAAATAAACCTTGTGAGCTTCCAATTGCTACATACTTTTCACCAGCTAAGGATTCGAATGCATGTTGAGCACGTGCTGCTCCTGGTATGGTTTGATTAGTTTTACTAAGTTGTGACCAGCCCCCTATTTTTTCAGGTAAACCATATCGAAATCTAACAAAATCTCCATCGACCCATTGTGATTCAGCACCTGAATCGGTTACTTGTTTATTAAATCCGGGTTTGAAGTTAAGTTTTTGTAGCATACTTTAAAATATACCAGATTGTGTGTTATAGCAAGATTTCTTATCGAGCTAGTCCTGGTATTCCAGTGCTTGTAACAAATGGATTTTCAGCAAATGCCATGTAGATTATAGTATTGCCACTTGTGTTTGAATCTGAAGTATATCTTAATTTAAAACCATTTGATAAATGGTCTATATAATTAAAAGTTTGTTCAGCACCAGAGTTATCTGGTCTTAATACTTTAGTTATTACATTAGATGTACTTCTTTTATTATCAGAAGTAAACCAATTAGTAAGACCACTACTAGCATTTTTTGTTATAACAAAAGCTGGTTTAAACCCAGTATAAACAAATGTTCCATCTGTACTTCCATTACCTGTGTAGCTTCCAAACTTACTAAATCCTTTTTTCTCTGCGAAGCAGTAGGCTATTAAATTTTCACTTGAACCATTATTTCCTTCCCATGCTCCTAATGAAAATACTGATGAAGTTGGGGAAGTATTATTTGTGTAAGCACTACTAGTTAATTCAGCATTTGTTGTATTCAAATATAATGCTTTTGTATTTCCTAAACTTTGGTGATAAACCATCCAAGGTTCTGTTCTATCTCTATTTTTAATAATATACATAGATGGAACAACACCTAAACCATGACCTACTGTTGCACCAGCAGTAAAATTACCTGTATAAGACACAATACTAAATCCACTTGTAGTGTTTGCTGAAACTGTTGATGTGATACTTCCATCTGTGTTTGATGCAGTTCCGTTTGCAGCTAACCAGTTCCATGCAACAAAAGGTGTTCCACTAATGTTTGTTGCTACATAAGAACCTGTAGTCCAACCATCACTATCAAAAGAAGTTATAGAATCTGCATTTGTAAATTCAGCATAATTTTGGTCACTATTAATAATTTTAGTTGTTCCTCTAACGGAATCTTGCAATACATTGTCAAAACCAACTGTTCTATCTTTTATCCAAACCCAATCAGGTTGAAAATTAACTCCTGTAATATTATTAGTTCCACCATTACCTGTGTAAAGAACAGTATTAAAATAATCGTCTGATTTATCTATATCTGTGTAAGCCATTATCCATACTCCGCTAGGTTTTTAGTGTTAAGTGCATAATATCCTGATGGTACAGAATATTCAAAGTTTCCATAGCCATTAGCATCACTATTTCCTGATGAGATGGTGAATGGTGGGTTGCCGAAGTTTAATGACATATCAGTAGAAACACTATAGTTACCATTACAAAGAGATGGTTGATAAGTTCCACTTGCAAGAGTTCCCAATGCTCCTGTTCCTGAAGAACCAGATTCAGGGTCACCACTTGTTACCCAAGTTCCATTAACTCCAAAATAAAAATAATTATTATCTAAATCATAGGCAAACATACCTATATCTCCAGATGACATGGCACTAAATACTGAACTTGTTAAAGAACCATTTACAAATTTATCTCCAGAAGCAGTTACTCCATAAAACCCACCTGATAAAGCACCATTACTATTAAACCAAGTAGCTATATCTGAATTAGTTGCACCAAAATAACCAGCATCATTATCATTTCTTTTTAATTCCCAATACCATTTTCCAGTTGAAAAACCAAATGTTGCTCTGTTTGCACTATTTGCACCAACACCAGAACCAGATGATACATATTGTAAATTTCCATTAGAAAAAGCTGGTGCTATCTTTCCAAAATCTAAAGGATTTAATGTTGCAGAATTATTAGTCGGTGTATCAGTAGTTTGGTCTATGCTAGTTAAATTATTTACAGTAAAGTTATTTCCATTACCACTATCGTCTTGACCCAATGCAGCAGAGTTTTCAAATGGTAAATAAAATCCATTTGTGCCAAAGGTTAAACCAGATACATCAATGGGTTTCCAGATTCCACTATCTTCGTCAAATTCTCCAAATGATGTTGGATCTAAGGCTTGACCATCAATCCAAACTACCTCTGCCATATAGCCATCATAATAACCACCACCACCATCAAAAATATCATAACCAATTTCTGTTTGTATTCCATTTTGTCCCCAATATATTGATGAATTTTGTGATGGATAAGTAGTTGCTGATAAATCTGTTTGTTGACTACCATTAATATAAATTTTTACTCTATTACTTGCTGTTGATTGTGTTGTATCATATGCTATTACAATATGATACCAAGCAGATAAATCTCTGAACTTCATACTTGTTTTAACTTGATTTGCTGTTGCTAAAGTTCTAGTTCTTAATTGGTCATCACCTTCAAATCTAATAAAACCTCTATTCCCACCACCTGGTGCTGCAAATAAATCTTTTTCTCCTAATGTACTTCTTTTAATCCAAGAACTATATGTACCAATTTTATCAGATGTAGCTGAACTTCCAAATGTTTTAGTTAAATAATCTGAACTCCCATCATCAAATCTTAATGAGTTATCTACTTCATAACCCCCTGCCGATTGGTTTCCTCCAACTATTAACACGTTAGATTACCTCCTCTGGCCACTCTCCTAAAGGTCTTGTATACACAGGATCTTGTTCTGTTCCTGTGTTAGTATATTCGTATAAAGCTTTTAATGCATCAACATTTGCTGCACCATCTATTGCAGTTTCCATTTCATTGGATTTAGCTCTGACATTTGTTCTATATGTTGTAATATCTGCGGGTACAGTATAAT